GATAAACAGTGTTGTCGCTGAAACTTACTCCGTCATTGTCAAATAATTCAAACAATGGTGATTGGTTAACAGAAGTTTTCTTTTGCCCTTCTAGCCATGCAGTGCCGTTGTAGTAAAAACTTTTACCTGCATTTTTTGTTCCTTGTGTTACAAACAACACATCATCTATTGCTGGATCACCATCTGTTTCTTTGACTAAACTTATCTGTCTAGTAGTGGTTGTTCCATCATAAAAATCTATAAATTTTACTTTGTATATTCTGTTGTTGGCATCTATGCTTGTATCGGCGGTGAATAAAACTCTCATGCCATCAATCAATTGAATACCATCCACATAATGACCTACAGATCCTTCAATAATACTGAATATATCTGTGGTTGTACTATCAATCAGATTAACACTTTGCTTGGCTTTAGTTCCAAATTTGTACAACTTGAGTCCCGAACCAAATTCAATAATTGGTCTTCTTGCTCTTGTGTTTTGATCTACTGTTGTTTCTATTGCATTTATTTTTGCTGACTTTTCCACAACGTCTCTGTGTACCCACCTGTTGTATCTACTCCATGGATTTCTGTCTGGAGACGCTTTAGAAATTACGACATAATCTTTAGTGGTTGCAAAACTTGTTGATGTGCCAAACCCAACACGGTCAAAATTTACTGAGTCAAATGGCACAGCATATTCTGTTGTGTAGTCTGCAGTGATTTCAACTTCAGTTGCTTTTATAAGTCTTATTGCAGAGCCAACTCCATCAACATAATATTCGTTGTCTTTATAACTTGCTGGAGTAACTTCACCTCTAAAATTAATTTTCATTCCATTTGATAAACTGTATCCGTTAGATAAAGTGTATTCTTTTTTGCCTACAACTTCATTGTCAACATCAATGGCACTGTTTTCTTCAATATCATATATTCGGAATTCACCATATGTATTGATGTCATTAGTGGATTGATAAAACAAAGTGTCTGGAGCAGTGTCTGGAACTTCGAATGTAATTGTGCCTTGCTCAATTTTTTGTTGGTCAACGCCAAGATCGAAAAGATATTGATCGCCTTCTAGCACAGATGTTCTTATTGTGAAAGGCATTCCTTCACAATCAATATTAAATTTATAAGTTTGTCCTCTGTATAATTTTAATGACGGATTTTTTGTTAAGCCATCTGGACTAAAAACATATGCATAATTAATTTCACTAGAATCTAATGTTACAGAATATGCTGATACAACATTTCTTTGTTGCCCTGTAACACTTACAGTTAATGGCCCATAAGGTAACCAATAGTATTCTCTAAAATTATAAAACTTGTCCCAATCAATATTTGGATTCCAAGCATAGTATTCTTGTGCATTAAGTTTATTGTGGTCATCTGTATTTCCACCAAGTGCTTTTACACTATTAATATAGTCAATGTAATCTTTATGAAACACATTGTTATCTAAACTATCAAAGGCAGTAATTGCTGGTTCTAATTTGTAATTTGCTCTATCGTCTGAAACTTCACTAATGTATGGATCGTTGGCATTGAATGCTTTTGCGTTTTTTCTGCCATAGTACGCACTTACTTTTTCTGTCTGACCTTCAGAAATTAATTGATCAACTGTACTGTGTAAAAACTTTTCGTTTACAGGAGTTCTAAAATACTTCGGTAAAAAGTCGGAAGACTTTTTTTTTGAAGAATTAATAGGCGTGTTTTCTTTTTGACCTTTATCGTATGCCATTTTTAGTAACCTGAGCCTCCAGAAGATCCAGAACCTCCGCTACTGCCTGAAGAACTTGACGAACTTGAAGAACTTGATGTTGTTGTGTTTGAACTTGTTACTATGGTTTGATCAGTGCCAAAAGTAGTTACAACTTCGCCCGAGGCTCTTAATTTACTTGCAGTGATGGCATCTATTACTGCAACGTTATCTACAGTTGCTCCACTTATAAAAATTTCATTGCTTTCTGATTTGATTTCAAACAAACTTCCAAAGCCTTGGCTTGCAGTATTAGGAACAATTACAAAAGTTGCAAGATCAGGCGCTAAAATGTTCATTACGTATGTACTCAGTTCTGAAAAATAAAAAGTGTCACCAAATTCCCAATTTTCTAATGCAAAGAATTGGTTAATAGCCTGTATCACTTGAACTTTCAATTCGCTATCATTGACAACTTGTTCTGTATTTTTTACAATTTTAAAAGTTGCCTGTAATGAAGTATCTGCTTTTGAACCAAACAATACTTTGTAAGATACAGGATGGTAAACTAATTCATCTGAAATACTTTTAATTTTATCTAATTCTCCGCCATAATTTTTGTACAGACTGTCTGCACTTGGAGTTTTAGGTTGTGTTGCACTAGCACCAGACAACCATAATCTAAATGATCTGTCATAAGTTCTTGATAACAAATATAAATCTATTATGTTGCTTGTACTTGGATCTATTCTTGAATTGCTGTCTGCAGAATGCACATAATGGAATTTTAATCCACCTCTTCCTGTTTTAGCAACATAAGATGTATTATTAACCAATACATTATTAACTTTGTCAATGCTTTTAAAAGAATCTGTGTCCACAATGTATAATATTGTACCATCTTCATAAGTGCTGTAAGGTGCTATACTGTTTGTGCTTTGTACTGTAACAATTTTTTCATTTGAAGCATCTACGTAATTAACTTCATTACTGCCATCATTAAATTCGTTAATTTTTTGAAAAACAAATTTTGTTGTGTCAACAACAAGTTCAAAACTTTCAGGATTATCTATAAAACCATCTTGATCACTGTCAAAAAGAGATACTTCTAATTTTTTACTGTTGACATAACCACTTGTCTCTCTAAATTCTTTAACTCCTGAAAATGAAACATCAGTCGTCATTGGAATGTTTGTGTTAGGTTTGGTATTAATGCTTAGAACTGTAACACTGTCTTTTTGTGTTTTACCAGTTGTAGGATTGTAGTTTTGATTGCTTGAATCATAGAAAAATCTAATTTCTTTGTCTGATTCGAACACATACCTCATACCTCTGTTTTCCATTGTGTACGTTTCACCATTGTTTGTAAACAACAATAACCAACTAGAGTCCAATCTTTGATTACTGTCATCACCGCTCTTACCAATGTTGAAGTCGCCATAGATGTTTAAGTTTGTTTCTTTAATAAGTTTCCATGTTCTGCTGTCTTGGTCAAATCTTAAACCAAATGTGTTGTAAGCAAATATTTGTTCTATGATATCATTTTTTAAACCTGCACTTAAAAATTTTGTAAATTTTGATTTAATTTTTTTTAATATTGCTCCTGTTGGTACAACATCGCTGAATGCAATAGGTCCAGAACCATCTGTTTGCACAGTTTTACCATCACCAATCACACTGACAACACTAGTCCAAATGTAGTCACTGCTACCTGGATGATCTGCTGTGCCTGACATCAATGTTCCGTCAGCCATAAAATGAAAGCCACTAGGTGCTTCAAATTTACACAATGCTCCTGTTTCAATGTATTTTAATTGACTTGCTGTTGTTGGTCCAGCGGAATATTGCAAACCGTCTGGATCTTGCAAAAGACCTGTGCTTAAATTGTTTCCTTTTGTAGACTGTACAAAACTTGCATTCAAATCATCTAGTAATAAGTCTGGAAAATTATTAATAAAGTAATTGAACAATCTGTTTTCACTTAATACTGGCTCTATCTTATTGATGATCACACCTTCAATATCTGTTCGTGTTCCAAAATTAAATGTGTTAAGATCATTAATTAATTCTCTGTACACAATACCATCATTGCCGTACACATTTACGTCACTGCTTGTGCCTGTTGCATCTACAAAATCAAAATATTTGGATATGCCTGCACTTACTCTGTTGACGCTTTTTACTTTTACAATTTCTCTATTTTTTCCTAATGGTGCAACATTGTAATCTTCTCCTGTAATCATTCTATTTTGTGTGTAGAAAGAAGTAGGAGCATTTACTTTGATGTTTGCGTTAGTTTCAGTTGTTGTGCTGTTATCAACTGTGTATTGCAAACTACAAACAAAACTTAAAGTTTCTGATTTGCCTGTTGCAGATACGTATGGAATATCTATTTGAATATTTTGCATTTCAGTTGGTGGTATTGAAAATGCTAAATTGGCTGAAGTTCTGTAGTAAACTCTATATGAGCCTTGTGGCAAATCACCAAATACGCCATCGGAAAATTGTAAACTTATTCTATCATCTGTTTTGGTTGTAACACTGTAAGTTGTTCTGTTATTTTTATTCAATGAATTGTAAATTATGTTATTGCCTACCATGGAATCTAATTTTGTCCATTGGTTTAATTCTTCACCTGTTTCGTCTAATTGATATAGCCAAACATCTGTGTTGTTTACATTTCTAGCATCAAGGTTCACAGACTGGTTAGGCGTTGGCAAACTGATATTGAATTCGCCTTGATCTAAAAACCCTTGTCTAAAATGTACAAAAAATCCTGTGTTGGCACTGGACGCTCCTTGTCCGTCATCTCTGTGAATTAATCCAAATTTTCTTCCTGGTAATGGTGCATGTTCATTTATAGAAGCATCAAGCACTTCTGCACTTGTGATTTCAAAATCAAAATTTCTTCCATTTACACTTTTGCTAAATGCAAAAATTGGAACTTCTGTTGCAGAAGATTGAACATTGTATTGTCTTGTCAAAATACCATTCACTGTGTCTGAAGCAACCGGTTTGCCAAACTTTGTGTTAGGGCCAAATGCCGCATTCATTACTTTTATGAATTGCTCATACCAATCTGCATTAGATGTATCTGCCCAACTGATTTCTGCATTTCCTAAATCTAGATTATTACTGTCAATAACGTTTTCAGTTGTAGATACTGCAACAACTTTCAACAAGCCATTAGCACATTGATTTCTTGTTGCATTGTAACTTAACAAACGTGCAAGTCTTAAAACTGATTCTCTTCTATCTGCAAGTTCTAGGAAATTTTCTCTTGCATTCAAATCTATTCTGTAAGATAAATTTTGCCCAAGGAATGCTATTAAATCAATCAATGCTAGATACTCTGAACTTTCAATGTAGTCATTGAAATCTTCAGGATAGTTTTCACGTAGGTACGCAATCATGACTCTTCTTAAGTTATCAAAGTCATAACTTTGGAATTCAGCGTTCCGGAAACTTTGGTATATGCGTTTCCAATCCTCTGCAAGTAGTAATCTATTTTGTCTTTGTGTTGTGGACATAATTTTTTTATTTGTATTTATTGGCTCCTATTAAGTACCTATTTAATCTAGTAATCCAGCATCTTCATCAAAACGCAATCTCATATTTTCTGACACATTATACGTCAAATATGTTAATTGACATTCAATTTGTATACCACTTTCGTATTGACTGACTGTGACCCCGTCTACTTGAACTCTAGGATCATAGTTTATAATATCAGTAACGTTTTCGCTTATAAAATCTCTATTATCGTTGGTCAATGGTTCATACACCATATCCCATATAATTGTGCCAAAATTTGGATCTTCCAACTTTTCTCCCTTGCGTATATGGAATAAGTTGATAATATCCTGTTTAATCAAAGCAATATCAAACAGTTTGAAACTTGTATTGTCTGGATTCACTGTACTCAACCCACGATAGGCCCTTTGAGTAGGATTCACTCGAGGTTTTTGATTAGATTGAACAGTTATTTCTTTGTATAATTTTTTTTCTTCTGATGCCATAACAATATTTAACCTTTAAAAATCACCCACTACTCTTCCTTCTGGATCTACATACACACTCATATAAAAAGGATCTCTAGTGGTTGTAGCAGTTGAAGGTGGTATGCTGGTTGTTCCTGTTTCTTCAAATATGAAATCAGATGCTCTGTCTGTGTAAGTTTTAGAAACATTTGTTGGATTTAAATTTTCATGATGTCCCCAAGGTTCGTGTTGAGGTATACGTTTCATTATAGAATCTGTGCTTTCACCTGGATTGGTAAACACAGATAAGTCTGTAACCGGCAAGCCACTAAACACACCATTTGCAATATTGACAAATCCACCAACATCTATGTTCACATTGGCTCCTGCATATAGATTAGATGCCGCACCTACAGTTGTATTTTGAGTTGCACCTATTTGATTTGTTTGTGAACCAGTAACTTTCAAATTTTCTGTTGCAACTTCTGTGTTAAGGGTACTTGCTTTTAAATTTATGTTTCTATTTGCTTCTAAATTGAAATCTCTATCTGTTTTGAAATTAAAATCTCCTTTACTGTGAATGCTAACACTATCGTCTGCAAAAATATCAAGTTTGCCATTTGCTGTCATTTCTATCCAAGTAGTTCCTTTTGCATTACCTATATAGATTAAATCTTCTGAATTGTGCATTAAAATTTGATGTCCTGTTCTTGTACGCAAACGTAGTAATTCGTTGAAAGGAATACCTGGTTGTCCGCCTGTTTCTTTTTTAGCAACATCTACATATTCATACGATGTGCTTGAAGCACTGCCTTTTCTAATAAGTGTTTGGTCACCGTCATCCATTATGAATGACGAACCACCTTTTCTTTGGAAATGTAAATTTTTTGATGGCTTGAAAGTTTCGTCAAAGTCTTTGTCTACTGGTCCTGGAGTCAAAATTCCAAATACACTGGAAGGAACTTCTCTTCTAGCAGATGAAGATGAAAGGCCTCTAGTTTCATCTTCGATTAAACCTTGATTCATTAAAATATTTTTAAATGTATTATGAACAGGTTTCAAGTAATTGTTTGCGTCTTTTTTTGGATTATTTTTGTTGTATTCTTTGTTGTATTCCACCACAGGCATTTTTTTGTCAATCTCTCCTGCTTCAGTTGAGTTGTGTAAATTAGTTGCCGGATTTCCTTCTGGCAACTGGATGTTCATTCCTTCTTGCTGAATACAACCAAACCAATATGCTTTTTCAATGTTGCCTTCCACAAATATAACCATTACACGGTTGCCAATATCTGGTGGAACAAACCACATACCATAACTGCTTTGACTATATCTGTAATCTTTGTTGTCTCTGATATCGTTTACAGGTGTGGTGCCATAAAAAGGATTAAGAAACTTTGCTCTAACTGTTTGTCCTGTTGTTTGAGTTTGTCCACTTTGAGTGGTTTTTAAAATTTCAACTTTTAATGCTCCTTGAAATTTAGGATCCATTACTGATCTCACAATAGCCTCATAAGGACCTGAATTATTTCTTACAGTTAATTGTAAATCTGTTCTACTTAGATTTGGCATATTAAGCACTTACTCCTAGGCCAGTCATATCGTCGCCGATTTCAAAAGCACCGTTGGGATCTTTAGGATCAACTGATAATGCCGCTTGATTGTCTGTTCTTGCATTAGGGTCCATAACG